AAGGGCACCTTGAATTGAGACTATATTTTGTTGAGATAATTCTTGTTGAAGTTCTAAATTTTCCTGTCTTAATTCAGTAATCTCTGATATAAGAGAGTTTATAATATTATTTCCTTCAATTTCTGATCCTACATATTCTTGACTTGTAAATATAAGATACTGATGAGAATTAGTATCTCCAAATTTAGGTATATCATAAAATAAAGCTTGATAATTATCAAAAAATTCATCTATAGAGGGTAAAGAAGAACTAGTAGCTACTTGTATAGAAGAAGTTAATTCTGTAAAGGTAGTATTAACAGTAGCATCAAATGCTTTTTTTTCAAATAATTGCTTAGTTAAAACAAAATTATCCATTACCCATTAACAACTTTAAAGCTATAATTATCATCAAATACTATTGTTGATCCTTGAATTGTAGTTTGAATTAAAACAGTATAATACCTTTCAGGTTCTAATCCGTTCATATATAATTTAAAATAACTTCCTGATGCATCACAACTTAATTTAGTATATGTTGTGTCGAAATCTATAACCATTTCATTAGTATCCAAATCTTTTATAGCATAATATGATTCTGCTGGTAAAGCGTAGTTAGTTATATAAATAGAAGATGTTTGCCATACCTTTGGGGGATATGTTGGTCTTGCATTTACACGAAAAATATTAACACTTTGATCATAAAACACCCCAGGATTTTGGGCTAATAAAATAGTAGCAGGATTAGTAATTAACACTGTTAAACTACCTGTATTATATACTGAATCATCCCATTTAAATTCTAAGCAGGGAGGATATATAGTATAAGTATCTCTAGAGAAATATTTTAAAGTTACTTGTTCATTAATGCTGTTTACAAATTCTTGAGATTCTGTTTGCCTAACTATAAACCCATAATTATTCCAACTTCCACTATTCCATTTTTCTACTATAGATTTAACATTAAAGCTTAAATCTAAGTCTGAATAGTATGAAAATATATTTGTAGCTTGAGAACCAGTCCACCATACCCCACCTCCTGAAGAACTAGGATTAGTAGATAAATTATATGAACCTGTTTGTCCTGTTGAAAAATTAGCAGTAGTCCAAGCATTGCTTCCTGAGTAGGATCTCCAAATCCACGATACACCATTTTGAGTTTCAGGATTATTTAAATAACGCCCTGTACCCATATTCCATATTTGAGCAACAGCATTAGCTGCTACTGCTGTAGTACCAGATAATCCACCATCATTAGCTACAAAAAGCTTAAGATTAGCTGCCCAACTTGCTGTTCCTATTAAAGAAGCACTTACATATGTAATTTCATTAGAATCAAATTGAACTAAAAAACGAGAAGCTTGAGGATATTCTCCATTTGTTTCTGTAACTCCTATTTTAAAATTAGTAGATGCTTCTAGGATTTCGTCTATTCCTGTATTCATAGTAGGATAAGCCGAATATAATGTGGCGTCTTGAGAAGGGAATATTTTATATACTGCCATTTTATGTTATTATAAAGGTACTACTCTGCCTTGAATATCTGTATTTGGGTATTTTACTTCGAATATCATAGGGTCAAATGAAGGATATATTACATTATTATTGGTTGCTGCTGTTATGTCATAAGCAAAATCAGAATATCCTAAATTTGAATCTATTTTATTAACTATTTGTACTGTTTTAACTGTTTGGACTCCTTGAATTTGATCAAGAATAGTAAATATATTTTTTAATATTATTGGTTGATTAATTTGCCATCTATCTATATTAAATTCGTCTTGTAAAGCTAGAATACATTTTAATATAACTTCATCTGAGTTAGCTCCAGGGAGTGTTATTATTTCAAAGTTAATCCCAATGTTAATTATAAAAGCATCCTTAATACCAATAGAATCACTAATCATTTTATATTGCGATAAATATGTATTTATATTTCTTTTTAAAGCATCAGATGCTGTAGTTAATTTTTTAGTATTATTATAAGATAACACATATAAATCTATTGTATTAAATGAAGTAGAAGAAGCTTTTGGTTTTTCAGCATATACTTTAGCAACAGTACCATACTGAGCGGGCAGGCTTAGTACTCTTACTACATAATCGTTAAAAGTTACATTTCTTAGTTGACTCTGAAAACTACCTAAAGAATTTTGTCTTAGTTCATTTATGTCATCTCCATCAGATCCACCAGAAGCTGCTATTGGATTAGTGACTAATAAAGTTCCAAATATTTGATTGGCTAAATTAGTATTGCCTATATTAAAATTTACAAAACTTACTCCTGTAGTACTTATGTTTTGAAGAGAATTTGCTTGAGCATTAGACTCAACACCTCCTCCAACAAGATATCTAACAACTAAAGTAGTATTTGAAGGAGCAATCCCATAAGTATTAGTAAATATAAAATTTGTAGGAGCATAAGCAGTAGTTAACTTATTCTCTCCATAAGGCAATCCAAGACCTACATTATCTGGGTTAGGGATAATTTCTTCTGTTGTATTATACGGATCCCCAGAACCAAATTGGATTTGTAAATTTGTTCTATTTAAAAGTCTTGTGGCAAATCTATTTTGAACTTGTTTTATTCTTAATAAATTAGAAACATTTGGATCTTGAGTATAGTTAGGGTCATTTGGATTAGAATTAGATATAGATTCATATATAGCATCTTGGGCTATATAATCTACTTCAGACCATTTGTTTCCTGTTACTGAATCTGTTATATCTAAGATTCCTATAATATTATCATCAGTAATTATTCTTGAGTCAAAAGGAACAGGAGAAGAAAATGAAAAGGAAGTAGATTTAATAGTAGCAGAAATTGCTTTTCGAGTTTTTTTAAGTAAAAAGTATGTAGGAGAATTATCAGCTGTCTCATATACTGTTACTTCAGTGGGATCAAGTAAACTACTTATAGAAAAATCTACCTTTTCAGTCATTAAAAAATTTAAATTTTCATTTAAAGTAGAAGTAACTGTTGTATTAGCAGGAATTTGAAGAGCATAAGAATAATCTGGGACTTCTTGACTAGCTGATGTAATTGCCGGTACTTGCTGGTAGATGTCTAATAATGTTGTAGCGGCGTTTGTTGCTTTTGGTTTATATCCTAACAGGTATGCTAAATTATATAAATTTTGGGTTTGGCGGGCATATTGAATAAAAGTTTCTTGGAATTGGTTATCTACATAAAATGACAATACATCTCCTATATAAGCAGCCATTTCCATAAACATCATACCAGGTGAGGCTGGTGTAAAATCATTGTATGTATTGGGAAAATATGTTTTAGAATAATTAATTAATTGATCTCTCAAAGTTGAGAAATCTCTATTTACATATCTTATATCTCTTTTAATAGCCATTTTATATTGTTATATTAATTTCATCTTGAATACCAAAATTTTGAACTTGATATTTTACAGTAATTTCTATAGTATTTGAATCTTCACCTAATTTTACATTTACTTGTTGTATGCCTACAAAAGGAAAAAATTGATTAATTTCATCTGTCACTAATTTTTTAATAGAATCAACAGTTAAATTAGTTATATTTTCAAATACTTCATTTAATAATTTGCTACCAAAAAATGGATTAAATACTCTTTCTCCCAAATTAGTAGAATAAAAATTCATCAAATTGCTTTTTATTGCATCTCTTGTTATATAAGTTGACCTAAAAACCCCCGGAGCATTAAACGGGAGTCCAACTCCTATAGCTTTTCTATTTATAGAGTCAATAGGAAACTTATTTTGAACAAGTATTGCCATAAATCTATTTATTCATTAAGTTCATTATTTGATCTAAACCAACACTTCCATCAGGCAATGCTCCATTTACAGTATCTGTAAATTTAGGTTGAAATTGTCCTGCATATGCTGAGGTAGCTACTGCCCCCTGTTGCATTTCTCCTAATATACCAGAAAACATATTTCTGCGTTCTTGGGCAGTTAATTGTTTTGGTTTTTCAATATAAGGCTGCGCATATGTATCTCTAACAGATTCATTTACGATTGTCTTTGGAGAACGGACTGCTTCGAGAAGAATATCCTTAAGTTCTTCTTGGATAGCTTCTCTTACAGCTTCTTTAATGATTTTTTTAAAGTCTTGGGTTTTCATGATTATAAATATTAAATTAGTAAGCTTTTAAATTATCTCTGTCAATAATAAGTTTAAGTTCATTAACTAAAGTTTGGGCATTAGATGTAAATGATAATTCGGTTCTAATTAATGGAGTCCCATATGGGCTATACCCAACTGCTCTTCTTCTTACTATATTAGCATTAAATGGAACTTCCTCAATTCTAATATCAAATCCTTGATATGATGTTTTCTCAAAAGTATTATAATTACTATTTCCATATTCAGAATACTGTTTAGATATATCTGATATTGATTCTATTGGGGGAAGATTTAGTGAGTTTTCTTTGATACATCGTTGTAATAATAATGTAATTGGAGTTATTAATTCGATAGCATTTCTTATAAAAACAGAAGCTATAGAAATTCCTAATGTCACAGAACTAATCCCAGCAATTGTTGGAGGCAATTTTGGTTCACCATTTGCTTTATATAAAAGTTTATTATTAATATAGTCTAAATCATCTAAAAGAGAAACTACAAATCCTGGTATAAGAGGTTGACTTTTAGCAACTAATGATACTGATGGGATAGTTGCTTGGAGTATAAAAGATAATCCTTGTACTGAATTTATTACTCCTGAAGTAATCTGTAAAATTTGGGCTACTTTATCAATTTTTTCAGCAACACTATTAATATCTTTTATTATGTTATTTATAGTTGATAGAGTTTTTTCTATTACTTGAGTAGAAGGATAAGCATTTTCAATAATATATTGTTCTATTTCGTTTCTAAGAAGTAGTATTAGGTTAGGAATTATTATAGTTTCTATTTTTTGAATTTGAGCATCTATTAATCCTTTTAGTCGAGCTATACCTTTAGCTTTTAGATTTGAGTCTGTATTATTTTTAATAGTTTTCTCTAGTTGGTTTAATTGATCTTTTAGTTGTTCTCTTTTGTTTTCAGCTTGCTCTCTTGCTCGTTTTGCTTGTTCTCTTGCTTGTTTTAATTGGTCTTTTTTTATTTTTCTAAATTCTTTAAAAGATGAATTATATTCAGAGGATTTTTTTGGCCCTGAAGAGGCTTGCATTTGATTTGCAGTATTTTTATCAATAGAAAACATGTCTTATGTAGTAAAAGTATCTTTTGATTTTATTTTATCCAAGTCTTTTTGAATTTTAGTTAAATTATTTCCTATTGTTTGGGCTATCCCATTTATAGGAGCTAATTGTGGAAGACCTGTTGTTGTAGCACAAATATTCATAAAGATTTTTAGATTATTTATTAATTGATTTAAAACAGAAACAGTTTCATTTCCTAAAAGCAAAGGCTGATCAGCATCTTTGCTACCTAAATATACTTTTCCACTTTCTATAACTGTAGTATCTGCATCTATGTTAACACTCTCTTGAGCATTTAAATTAATAGATTTATTAGAACTTAATAAAATATGATCTAAAGAACTATTAAATACTAATCTTCCTGAGGTGATTATTATTTGGTTTTGATTATATTGGTTAGGGATAGTTGGAGCATTTGATTTATAGCTAGTGTAACTAGTTGATGAAGCATCTAAAGGAATTTTTTGGGTACTACTAAAATATATAGAACCTAAATCTTCATTTATTTTTTCAAAAGTAGGAACCCAAGCGTCTGTTGAAGAGGAAGCTTGCCCATTTCGTAAAATCAAAATAGGATCTCCATTTTTTCCTACTTGAGACCAAGGATTTTTTCCTAAAACAGTTGAACCAAATCGAATACTTTGCCCCCATCTACCTTCATGTATTACATCTCCTTCATATGGAGTTAAATACTTAATATTATCTCTTTGCTCAAAAGTATCCCCTAAACTAATTTTAGGAGACGGAGCATCAGAATTTATAGTAGCCCCAGCTTCTACTCTTTTATAAGATATATTTTTTGGTTGTGGGGCTGATTGAACATTATGTTCAATAAGAGGATTTGGGAAAGCATTTTGGTGTGAAGTATTCCATAAATTAATAGGGAAAAAGTAAAAATATTCAAATTGATTTAAATTAACATTATTTGGAAATTGAGATACAGTAGATGGTAAAATTATAATATATGTTATTTCTTCTAATAAAGGGATATGTCTTATATTAGGAAATAAGGGTTTAGCAAAACTATAATTTGATACTAAATTATCCTCAAAAGGCAATTCAGGATTAGGAACAATAGGATATGTAAATGAATCAAATAATATACCATTTAAAGCATCATATCCTCCATATTTTTCATATAATTTAGGATATGTAATTTTAATATGTTCCATATCCAAAAAAGTAAAATGAACCCTTACTGGTTGAATGATAAATTGGC